TTAAACCATCTGTAGCACTACCATAGTTCTGTGTTTTTAATGCTCCATAACCTATAGCAACACTTGCACTTCCATTTACATTTGTACTTAATGCTTCAAATCCAACTGCTGTGTTGTTATCTGCATCAGTCAAAGCATCACCTGCAAGACCACCAATTAAAGTGTTGTTAGTTCCTGTTGTTACTGACCCTCCTGCATTATACCCAACTGCTACGTTATATGCATTAGTTCCATCAGTAAAATTTTGCACTGATAATGCAATTCTACCAATAGCAACACTCCTATTCCCAGTCGTATCTGCGCTTAATGATAGATAACCAACAGCTACATTGTTCAATCCAGTAGTTAAGGCATCTCCAGAAAACGCACCAATTAAAGTGTTTTGAGTTCCTGTTTGTAATGATAATCCTGCATTGTAACCAATTCCTGTATTATAAGCTTCTGCTCCTGCATTAAGTGTTTTTAATGCTTGATAACCTATGGCAGTATTTAATCCGTGAGCATCTTCGGTCATTAGTGCTTGATAACCTATTGCTACATTGCTATCCCCAGTAGTGATTGCCGTACCTGCTTCATCTCCAATTAACACATTGAACTTTCCACCACTTACAATAGAGTTACCTGCATTGACACCTGCTCTGAAGTTAGATGTTCCACTTGTTGGAGTACTTATTGAACCATCTGCTGAAATCTGTAATCTATCAACTCCTGCAGTAACAAACCTTAATATATCTGTTCCACCTCTATAGATACCCATATTAGTGTCTGAATTAAATGTTAATGCAGGTGCTGAAACTGAACCATCATCTAGTTGTAATGTGCCACTTAATATAAATTTATCGTTCGTCTGGTCTAATTCTGCGAACTTTATCCAAGCATCATTATCTTCATTTCTGATATACATGATATTGTTTGCGCTATCATACCACCACATATTCGCAAATGTTGTAGATGGTGCTGACGTTCCAGAATTATTTGATGCTAATGCTTGTAATGCAGTATTTAAATCTGCTCTAAAAGCCGGGAAACCTTGATTGGCAATTGTGAAATCATTTTGTGACATATTTTATCCTCATGCTGCTAATTCTCCATAACCTCTTACGACATAATCAAAAGTCCTATCAACTGTCGCATTTGAACTATTAAAGAACTCTATTGTGAAACCTGTAGCACTTTTACTTGTTATAACATAATAATCACCACTTGTTAAGTTACTTGCAGAAATGCCTATGCCCTCAATCTCTTTAAATGCAGGACTAAATGTAATTGCTTTCCCAGATGTGCTTGTTGTACTTGCAATATCTTTTTCAGAATACACCCTTTCTGGCATATCTACTGTAACTGATAATTGTGTGACTTTAGGTGTTGCTTCTAGATCATCACTTAATAAAACTGCTCTAAATTTAAATCCTCTGCCAATATAATCACCCACATTAAATTTCTGAAATGCAGTATATGTTGGTGAACCACTTGATGGATCATCTCTAGTTCTTGCTATTTGTAATTCAACATTTACATCTCCAAATGTGCTAACGTCACCATCAAACTGACCATCACGATCATCAAAGTTTCCAGATGCATCATCAAATGTATTCACATAATCAACTCGTTCTGAAATAACTCTAGCACTTATTCTGTTTGTGTAAACTGCACCAACATCAATAAATGTATCAAAATCATAAGTTCCAGAAGATTTAACAGAACCTGCACCACCATCAAATGACCCTAATGCATCATCAAAATTCCCAGAAACACTATCAAATTGATTTGTAGTGTCTAAAATCAAAGCACTTCCAATATCTACAACATCTGTTTTAGAACCAGTAAAATTAGGATGTTGTGTTGATGTCGCAACTAAATTTAAACCCTTTAAATCATCAATTAATGTGACATTACTTGTTGCATTTGCAGAAGCTAATCCAATTTTATCAACTGATCTAACAAAATAAGTTCCTGTCATTGCCGGAACAGTAATTGTGTTTGCAGGTCGTGAAACTTTGTCAATTAATGTAATTGCATTACTAAATATAGCACCAGATGTTAATGGTGAATGTCTAATTATATAATGTGATAAATCTAAATCAGCGACAGGTGTCCAACTTAAATGCGCTTCTGTTCCAATAATATTAACTTGAAAGTTTGTAACATCTGCAGGTGGTAATGTTTTTCCAACTACTTGATGTGATTGTGTGGTAAATGATGATCTAACATTTAAAGCATTAATTGCTCTTGCTCTAACATCATAAACAACTCCATCTGCCACAGATAGCAACTCATATCGACCTGTGCCACCTTTACCCATAGTTACAAAATTTGCATCTGTTGATTTTTTAGCTTGTACTTCAAATTGTGAAACTGCATTATTACTTGAACTAACTTCAGCTAATAAAACAGAAACTGCTTCTTCATTCACAATTCTTAATTCATCTGAAACTGTTAATCCGGGTGATGCAACTGTTTTAGCATCAAATAAAGTTGTGTTATCTAAAGCAAATGTTGTTTCTTCTGCATTCCAATCATAAACATTTGCACTTGTTTCTTTTAATAATAAATCAACCCCCATAACTGGTTGACCATTATTATCTTGATCTAATGCTAAAGACCATTTTGCAACCTCAAAGACCTTAGATGAAAATCCAAAACGATCTAAATCAATCATTATAGTGTCACCAACTTGATATTTATAAGCACTTAAATTGCAAGGAAAAACCAACGATAATTGTTGTCTGTTAGCAAATAAAGCTATTTTAGCTAATCTTTGTGCTATAGATGGTGTAACTGTATAAGGAAAATCTATATTAGCAAAAACTGTTTCATTGTTATCTTCAGTTACAAATGTTGATGATGTTATTGATGGATAATCAGTAGCTTTATAATCTTCTGCTCCATAAACAAAAACACCTTTTACTGCATTAAATTGATCTCTGCGACTTTCTTTTGACTTAACACTTACGCCTGCTCTTAGATTATCTTGTGTTAATGTATCAGATGGAGTTATATATGAAGCTGCTTTTAATGCAAATTCACCTGCAGTATATGTAAAAGTTCCACCTAATGAAGTTAACATATTTTCAATAATTGATTTTGGTGTTTGATTTGTATCAAATGTGCCATTCATTGTGTATCTGTTTTCAATAGTTTGGTTAGCAACATTTGTTGATGATATGCCTTGTGCAGCTATGCTTGTGAATGAAAAACCATCTACAGTAAATTCTTGAGTATATGTAACAGGTAAATCCGTTAATCTAAAATCAACTTCTTCACCATTTAAATTTACTGTTTCATCACATTCATTTGCTGCAGTTATAAAACTAGCATCATTTATTTCAGATGAACTCACTCCCAAACCATAATCAGTATCTAATAAATAATCCCTCATACATAAAGCAGGATTAGTTGAAAAATGTGTTGTGCTATCTCTTACATCAAAAACCTTTTTGCCAGATACCATTGCAGAGATATTAGGAATGCCATTTGGGAATACATCTTGATCAAACTCTAACCTTACATAAATATAAGCTATGCCAGATAATTTATGGTCATTTGTCCATTTCCCACCACTTTCAGAAACTAATGTTGCATCTGCAACTTGATCTGTTGCACCTAAATGAAATTTTACTCTAACTTTATTTGAATAACCACCAGAATAGCCTGTAACATTACCATCACCATCAAATGTACTTATTCTATCATCTTCAATATATATTGATGGAATGCTTGTTACTTCATGTGATGCTAAAGCAATAACCATATGCAAATATTTATTATTTTCTGTTGTTTCCATAAAAACAAGTGGGCCGGAAACTTTTGACGTTCCGTAAATAACTCTGCGATTAGTGATAGCTTGTTTAACCATCTGGTCACGATTAACAACACCTGCCCCTTGTGCGCCAAAACTACCACTAGGTTTTCCAGATAAAGCACTTAATGCGACACTACCTGCTAAAGATATAGCAAAACTTGTCGCAAATGATGAAGCTATTGCTGATGCAACTATAGTTCCAGTAACATAATAACCTATAGCAGTTGAAGCTGCTGCTCCTATTGCTGCTCCTACGACTACTGGTGGCATATTATATTCTCCAACAATCTATCGCTTGATCTAGCGATAAAAAAATTAAACCATCTAAACTAACAACTGCAATTTTATTGCCTGTATAAATACCTAAAGCAATTCCTTGATCTGTATTCACACTTACTATATCACCTCTTGTGATTATTTTCTTGTCTATTTTATCTAATTTTGCATCAACTGTTTTAACTAAATCACCCTCACCATATTTTTTCAATGCCTTAAAAGAACCTAAAGCAGTTTTATATTTATTAAAAAATTCAGAAAATCTTGATTTATTAATTAAAATCTTTTCCCATTTAGCAGTAAATAAAGCACAATCATGTTCTCCCCACTTAAAAGGTTTGGTTCTGCAATCTTCTAAATAATTAACTAAAAGATTTTCCCAATTTGAAACTCTACTTTCCACCCCATTGCACCACTTTATCTGTTAAATCTGAAACAAAATCTAAACCTTTATCATTTGGGAAATTAATCTTCTGATCTTCTGGTGTATATCGTCTTACTCTTGCTCGTTCTAAATCAATCAAACGACTTTCTAATGTTAATGAAATAGAACAAGTGTCACCACTATCCTCAATCGTCATTATATCCATTCGACCATCAAATATTAAAGTAGGATCAGCGACAACTGAACCAGATGACAATGCACCTAAATATATTAATGCTTGTCTGCCTTGATAGCTTTCAGTTAAAGCTAATGAAACAATTGATGTTTGTATTCCATCTAAAGTAACTTGCGCACCTCTTGCTGCTATTTCAGATGTTTCCTCAACTGTACTGAAACCTAATAAAGTTCCTGCACCTGTGTATAATTGCGAACCAAATGTTATATCTCCATAACCTGTCCATAATGCAACTGTACCACTATCAAAGTTTAATTTTAATGCTAAAAATAATTCAACTTCTTTAGCTGAAAGTTGTGTCAACATATTTGAAGTAATTGATCTAGTCATTTATAAACTTTCTACTGCACCAAATGTTATTCCATAAATAGATGCTTCATTAACATTCCAATTAACAACATTATCATTTAATCTAAAAACACCTCTTGCATTTGTCACCACCACAGTTGAATTATCAGTTGGTGATGTTCTTAAATCTGGGAATATTGTTAAAGTTACATTTCCAGAACCATCAGAATTAGCATCTTGTAAAACTTTATGAAATTTAGATGTAATTCCAGAACTTAATTGAATATAATCACCTGCTTTTAAATAACCAGTTTGACTTGCAGTTGCACCATCAATTAATAATTGATCCCCTGTTTGACTAGCACCTTTAACAATAGGTGTTCCCGGTGAACTTGATGCAGTTCCTCTAGGTGTTACTGCTGATGGATCACCTAATAAAAATGTTCCATATGAACCTTTTAAACTAACAAGAAATGAAATCCATTCTTCTGCATCTGCTCTTTTCATAGGTGGTAAAGTAATATCAGCTTCCCATCTTTGACCTGTCCACTTATGAACTTGTTGTGCATATGTAAAAGGTGATTGTGAAATAGCAACTGTATTTCTTGCAAAGAATGCAACTTGTTGAATTGTTTTATTTGTTGGTGTTGCTAATGGATAAGATATAGCCATAATTAACCACCAAAAGCAGTTGCAAATGAACCACCCCTTTGTCTGCTTTCTAAGACTGCTTGTTTAGATGCTTGTGCTATTCGTGGCATTAGGTTTGCAATCTCCGTTCTAACTGTTTGTTGAACACCTGTAGTGACGTTAATGGTTTGATTAATTGTAACACCACCACCAGAACTTAATTGATTATTAGGAACTACTGTGCCTGTTCTTCCGGGTACAAATAACTCCGGCCCCTTTTCTCCAACAATATAAGGTGATCCACTTGTAGCAGTTCCACCTTTAGCCATAAATGTTGGAACAGTTGTAGCACTTGAAGAAGCAGTAAAAAAACTTCCTAATGCATTTCCTAGCGGGCCGGTAATTGACTTTTGGATTGCTATTCTTATTAAATCAGAAATAATTGATCTAGCCATATCTTTAAATGCATCTTTAGCAGATTTAGTGCCATCAATTATACCAACCAACGAATCCTCTAAAGATTTAATTCCTCTATCTCCAACGTCTTTAAATGACTTTTGTAATGCAGTTAGTTCTGGTTTTACTTCTTTAACAGTATCTGTAACTCTTTTAAAACCATTTATTGCAATTCTTAAAGGTGGATTTACTTTTTCTAAACTTTCTGAAGTTTTATCAAATGCACTAGAAATATTTCTTAAATTTTCTTCTAACTCTTTACCAAATGTAAATTCATCAAAAGGGTCTAATCCAACTAATTCAGCTAATTTGTTATAACCTTTAATAAAGAAGTTTAGAAAATCTCTACCTGCTTCTATAGCATTTGCAAATCCCTCAACAACTAACACAGTTAAAAACTTAGCCATATTAGCTAACACAGGTAAAACATTAGCAGTAATTTTTTGTCCAATACTTACAAAAGTTCTTCCTAATTTATCAAATAAATCATTAGCTTCTTCAACTGCTTTTGCATCTTCACTTGTTAATTGTAAAGTTACAGAATTAAATTCATCTCTTAACTTATTTAATTCCTTAGAACCTGCTTGTAATGTATTAACTAAGTTAACACCAGACCTACCAAATAAATCAAATGCAATTCTAACTTTATCTGCAGGGTCTTTGATTGCACTTAAACGATCTGAAACTTGATTTAATAGTTCATTAGTTGGTTTTAAAGAACCATCTGCATTACTAACACTAATACCTAATGCTTCAAATGCCTTTACTCCAACACCTAACCCTGTGGATGCTTCTGATATACTTCTGGAAAATCTAGTTAAACCTTTTTCAAGTTCTTCAGAACTAGCACCAGTTTGACTTGCTGCAAATTGTAATGTTTGAATTTGATTAACTGTTAGACCTAAACGACTAGATGCTTTTGCTAAATTATCTATTTGTGTTGCAAATTGTTTTAATGCAACTGTTGCACCTAATCCAATTAAAGCACCTTTTACACTAACAATAGATTTACCAATTCTGCCTAAACCACCACGAACACTTGCGAATGCTTGTCTTGTTTTATCAACTGCTGATAAGGTAACTTTAAGATTTTGATCTGCCATTCTCTACTACCTTAAAATATGCATACCATTCATTTATATCAGATAAAGTTAAATGTTCAACTTCATCAACTGTTTTGTGTAAGCGATCTGCCAAAGCTAATAAATTAAACCTTAACAAATCGCTTTTTAGTTTTTTTCTTGTTCCTCTACAGAAACAGTATCACCAAACATTTTTGCAGAAAGTTCTGCAATTATGTTAACCTTTTCACTCATAAGAAATGGCTTGTCTGCTAATGAAAATGCTTTTTCACCATCTTTTAGTTCAGCTTTTTCAATTATTAAATCAACCATTCCATCTACAGTCATATCATTTAGAAAGTTTTTATGCTTTCTCTGCAACTTATTAATATCACCTGCAGTTATAGCACTAGCATATAAAATTAATGGAGTATTATCTTCACCCCATTCTGGAACTTCAATAGTTCTTTTTTCTTTTATACGTCTAGATGCAATCTGTTCACCTAATGACATCAATCACCTCTAAACAGTTGCTGCAGTTAGTGCGCCTGTGCCTTGTAAAGAAAAAGATGCTTCAACCATTCCATCAAATGATGAAGTAATTGTTCTTCCTGTTACAATCGCAGTACCAGAATAATAAGTGTCACCACTTGTTGCACCCTCTGGATATACTGCCAAAGTTACAGATGCTCCAACTGCAAATGAAACTTGACCATTTGTGTCTGTTTCATCCCAGAATACATCTACAGAACCACTAAATGTTTTTAATCCTGTTAGATATGTTCTTGAAGTATCACCCATTGTTGTATCTTCAATGGTGTCTGCACTTTCTTCTAAAGAAAAGGAACGAATTTCAGCGACTGTATTTGAGCCACTTTTTACTGTTCCCTCTGATCCTGCGTGTGTTGCCATTTTTATCTCCTTTTAAGCTGCAGTTTCTACGTCATTTTCTAAGGTTCTATAAATTACCTCAACTGTGAAGCGACCAATGGCTATTGGTTGTTCACCATCACCACTATAGTCACCCTCAAAAGATGTCACTTGTGTGTCTTTCGCAAGACTTCCAAACGTAACATCTGATGCAATAGCTTCTTCAACTTCTACTGCAATCGTGTCAAGTGTATTGTCATAGTTACTTGTCGCTTTAACATATGCTTCAACACCAATTTCTAAAACCCTATTGACTGATCTAGGTCTTGTTAATGTATCAAAAGTTGTAACCTCTGACTTTGTAAATATACATAATCCCGGAAGATTATTACTTTCTAATGGATATATTCTTGATCTAAAAACATTTGTTCCTGTAGTTGTTAGATTAGTCAACCTTGTAACCATAGCATCTCTAATTTGATTTCTTAAATGTGCCACTAGTTTTTCTCTAATACAAAAGTTGTCATTCCAGTTCCATCATCTTGAACAATTCTAATTGTATAAGCCACACCTAAAATTGTTATAGCATCACCCTCTGTAGCACTAGAAACATCATCAGTTCTACATAAAAATCGAGGTTGCTGAATTGCAACTCCCACACTACCACCTGCATCCACCTCTATAAATTCGTTATCAAATATTCCAGTTATATTAGCAGCAGAACCACCTTGAACAGTATAACTTGCAGTAGTTCCAAAATCATCTACTTCTAAGAATAATAATCGATCTGCTGCACTTTCAACTGCCATTATTCATCCTCTGGTGTATCTAATGCTTTAATTGCTCTATTAATAATACTTTTTTTTGTTTTTTTAGCTTTAGTTTCTTCTGCGAAACCTCTAGCAATTAATTTGTTTGCAATTCTATCATCAATGTCATGTTCTTCACCTGCAAACATATTACCATTTGTTCCTATATAACATTTTTCTAAAATTTTTATTTTCATAAATACCTCGTAATAGTTAATGGAGGTGATCCTAAAACCACCCCCAATTTATATGTTAATTAAGCAGTTGAGATTTCATCTGTTTTAGCAAATGATATTGCATTTCTTAATGCAACGTCAACTTCTTGCATAACACTTATAGTAACATCACCAGATTTTGAACCAGAATATGGATCAACTATGATTGATGGTGCGCCAAATAATCCCACCATTAATTGTGAGAAGTCACCAAAGATCATTGCTGATGCATCTGATCCACCATCGCCCGGATCAAGGTCTGATGGCACGTTATTTGTAAACTCTGCCTTGTAGCCATAAATAGCATTCCAAGGCTCATTCAATAACATTACACTATCAGAAGATGCCACTCTTACAGTATTAGCCATTTTAGCTTTTACTTTTGGATTAGTTAAGAAACCTAATGTATTTGCATTTACAACTCCATTATCTTCTTCAACTAGCTTCACAAGGTCTGTAATATCTGCCCAAGTTAATGCTGCAACGTCTGTGCCAGAAGAAATATCTAAATTATTCACATCTGAATTGTTTAGAATTCCAGTAGGTTGTCCAGAAGAACCAGAACCATTTATTGCATGATATTCAATCTTATCAGCAATAGAACGTAAAAGGTCATCTTGAACAATCTGCTCGATTGCAGGAACACTTTCTAACATTAACAATCTTGACATAGTTGCGAATGCACCTAATGTTCTAGGTTGTAATGTTACACCTGCATCTGTTGGACTTTGATCAGTTACGTTTGCTGCTTCTTCAACAAATCCTGCTGATGCACCTGTAGCAATTTTAGGTATTCTAATTCTATTAGTTAGACCACCCATATAAGTAACACCTAAGTTTGACATTACTTGCTTTGCTCTTATTGCTTCGATGAACAAATCACCTCTTTGGATTGTTGGAACAAACTGATCTGTTACATTTTCACTTGAGATACCACCAGTTGCTGCAGTTGTCATAACACCAGATCGCCAAGCAAAGTCTGGAACATACATTCCTTGTGATTGCTTACCAGTTCTTTTTGCTATTTCATCTGAAAGTTCTCTTTCAAATCCTGCATTTTTCCAATCACCTGTTACTTGTGCTTGTATCATTCTTCCTAAAGAATAAGTTCTTTTTTCTTTAGATGCTTCTTCAATCACATTTACAGGTGTGTCTAGTGGCTTGTCGTTTCCAATAACATCTAGGAGTTCACCTCTGAACTCTGCAATGTCAATTCCACGACCCAAAGCAGCTTCACCTAAGTCTGCCTTGTTGTGCTTTCTTGCTAAAGTCATTATGTCTTTAGCATTTTTAGATGCTGATTTGGCTGCTTCTTGCCTTACTGCATCAAGATCGATATTTTCAGACATATTATTCTCCTTTATCTGAATGGTTGATTTTAATGTTTCGGAACTAGAACGACCAACACCAACAAGATTTGACTGATCTGCAGGGATTGAAACAATACTAATTTCCATTGGTGTAGTTGCAACACGATAATAATCTTCTGGATCATCTTCACGTTCTACTTTTTTGTCGACACGATAACCTACAGAAATATTCTGTCTTATCCCATCAACGACATCATTGAACACTTCCGAACTCTTTTCACCTTTTCCAAAGCGAACAGATGCTCTTAATCTTCGAGCATTTTCGTCAAGTTCAACAGATTCCACAACTCCGATTTGCTTTTCCATATCGTGATCTAATAATAGTGGCGCACGACCAGAGTTTAAAAATTCTAGGTTCATATTTTCTTTTGTATGATCCATTACTTCCATTCCAAATTGTCTTTTAACAGGTTCTTCACTTGAAACACCTACACTAACAACTCTTTTTTCTTCATCAATAGCTTTTTGATCTAGCTGAATGGCTCTATAATCCAAAGAAATAGGTTCTTTTCTTTCATCATCTTCCATCTTTTCTTCTTCTTTATCTTCATATGAATTTTCATTTTCTTCATTCATTTCTTCAGATGGCATTTCTTTATGCTTTTCAAATACAACTGTAACTGTTTCATCAGTTTCTTGTACATCTACAACGTGACGATTTTCCACTTCAGCACCTCTTTCTTTATCTTTAGCGAATGTATCATAATTTTCGCTATTTGTTAAGTTCACTTCACTTCTTTCATCTTCTGTTTTCATTGGATGACCATCTGGCAATAAATCAGTATCATGTTTGCCACTTCTATACTTGCCATTTCTAACTGCAAATAAAAATGAATTAACTCTTGCCATTGCCCATTGTTCTTCTGAACTCACAGATGGTCTTACAGATTGTGGATTAGTGTTATATGCACCAATCCCTCTTTTATAAACTTTAGCTAACATTCCTAAAGTAACTCTTTTTGACTTAGCACTTCCGTGTTCTTCATTATGTTCTTCTACTTTATTTTCTAAAGCAGTTACTGTTTTATCTGGAAATTCATCTTCAATGGCTCTGGTTGCATCTTCATCAATCTTGTCTAATTGTTTATCTTTATTCCTTGCCCAACTTTGACCAACATCACCACCCCACAAAGCCCAAGCAATACGACCTGCAGATGGATAACCATCTTCACCTTGTGAAAATCCCTCACCTTTTTTATCTACTTCATGTCTTGAAAAATAACTATGCATACGTCTAACAGTATCAGCAGAAACTTCTTGTTGATTTACTAATTGTCTTGCTCTTGCAACACCTACTTCAGTACCACCACGACCAAATTCTTTTCGCCAATCAAGACCTCTTTGCGCTTCTTCTGCCATTGCATCAGTTGGAGTTAGGTCTATATCTTCGCCTTTATACTTCGCCATCATCATCTCCACCAGTTACCTCTGGTTCTGCAGGAAACTTTTGACCAAATGGCTCAAATGCCATTGATAAATCAAACTGTTTAGCCATTTCTTTATCACGATTAATCTGACTAAATGTTTCTTCAACATCACGACCATAATGAGCTGCAACATCTTGATGGGATAAAATACCATTCTGCAATCCAACAACTGCTGCATTTATTTCTTTTAATGGGTCAATCCAATTCCAACCACGACCCCTAAAAGAAGTATTATCGAAAAATTTATCAAATTTATTTGATGGAATTGGTATTGTTCCAAAATCCATTGCTGAAGATAACCAATCTTTGAAGATAACTTCTGCAAAATGTTGCACCATAAATTCTTGTAAAGACCTATAACCATCTCTTTCATCTAATGCTCCTTGCCTAATAGAACTATAATTAACAGAAGATAAATCACTTGATAAAGCTGCATAACTAACATTTAATCCAGATGCTACACCTCTAAGCATTGCACTTTCAAACTCTGCAAACCCAGTATTAGGATGATCTGGGTCAAACATTTTTATATCATACCCGGCAGGTAATTGGTGAAATGTACCCGGTTCAACATCAATCAATGGCATATGACCATCATGTAAATCATCACCCATAAAATCATCTGAATTTGGTGTTGTTAACATACCCATTTTAGATGCACCAATTCTAGCAGCAATAATCTCTGCTTCTCTATAAGCACCTAACATCTTTAATGTGCTAATAACAGAAACCATAAATGGCTCACCTCTAGTCATATGTGTTCTAGTTGGCATAAAAATATGGATCATTTCACTAGCAGGAACTCTTATATGTTTTTGACCTTGTGTTTTGTTGTAATGTCTATCACCGGGATGACTTGTTAAAACATAATAAGCAACAGGTTTGTGATAAGTATCTAATTCAACACCCATTCTAACTTGATTGCCATTTTCAAGAACTTCGTTTTTCTTTTCGTCAATCATATCAGCTTCAACTAATTGTAAGCTATAATTATCTTTGTATCTTTTGCCAGATAGCTTTTTAATAAATACTTCACCATCTCTTGCTAATGCTTCAATCGCATATTTTTGGCAATCTAACCAACTCATACGACCATCAACTGTTGGATTGCCTAAACGACCCCAACTTTTCCAAGCATTTTCAATAATAGCATTTCCTGCTCTATCTAAAGAGCCATCATCATTTCTTGCTTTGACTTGAAGATGAAAACCTTTATCACCAACAACATTTGTTTTAATTAAATTAATATATCTTTTTGCAAATTCATTATCTCTGACTAATTCTCTTGATCTGTTTCTTAAAACTTCAAGATTATATCTTAACTCACTATCAGCACTAAAAGAAGAACCAACAAAATCACCAAATAAGCGACCACCTCTAGCACCTCCATAATTTCTTTTCATTCTTTTGGCTGACTTCTGGTCACGTTTTAAAAAATCAAAAATACCCATCTAAAACCTCACAGAAACAGTAGCACCAGTTGGTTTACCTCGTTTAATTAATTCTTTTCTTTTATGCATAGCTAATTCTTTTTTATAGTAGTTTCGCCATTGAACAAGTTCATCTGGTGACATTTTAGATAAAGAACGACCATTAATAGAATAAGATAATACATCTGCATCTGCTCTGCCTTGTAAAACAGTTTCAATTTTATCTAGCATTATCTCTGTATGGCTTCGTGGATCAGCATTGTTAACATCTAGGTCTGGAATTATTTCCCATTCACCAGTTGTTACTACAATTCTATTACCACTTGATGTTTCAGTAACTTCTAACTGCCAATGGTAATGACCCTCAACATAATTAGCAGTCGCAGCACTATTAGCAGTAAATAAATAATTTGCATCTGAATTTGTGCCAGATATTGTTATTTCATTATTACCACCTGCTCTTATTCTGGCAACATATGCCATTGAATGTGTGGTATTTGGATAATCAGTTGATAAATCTGTTCTTTTCCATTGGATAAAGTCACCTATTACGAACTGTTCTGGTTCTTCTGTAGGTGCATTGTCTGCATTAAAAAGGTTAGCCACGAATAAATCCCTTTTACAAATTTTTTATTTTGTCAAGATACTATAACCTAAAATGGGATTTTGTACCATAGTTTATTATTTCCAACCATTAATGAAACTATTACCCCTATATCGATTAGGTCTAATAGGTCTTTTTGGTGGTTCTTCAGTTGTTTTTACTTTTTCACTTTGCATTCTATCAGAAATTACGTTTAAGTTTAAGTTTAAAATAGATAAAGCACCAATTGCATAAACCCTACAGTCTAACGCTTCATTTCTTGTTCTAGTTTTAACAAATTCACGTCTGGGAAAACCTTTATGATATTTAGTAACAATTTTTTCACTTGATGCTAATTGTTTAAAATATTCATCTGGTCTATCATCTGGGAAATGACAAAAACCTGCACCAACTTCATTAATCTTTAATCTTGAAAATACTAACTCCTTGATATTATCAACACCTAACGTAAATAATCTAATTTTACCAATATTGTTTCTTGTAGGTCTTGAAACTATTGGTCTACTTTCTCCTGCCATACCTTTAAT